ATGGTCAGGAAACATCCTCCTATCGCGATGTCAACGACGTCGTGGGGCTGTTGGAGTGCATCAAGCTTGAATATTACCGCAAGATGGCAGCTCCTTACGAGGATGTAAAGGAGCAGGAGAACGGTCCCGTGGAGGGAATGGTCCTGCCTACGCTCACGAGCGAAACGGTTGTTTCCAAGTAACCTTACGACTTTAGGGGATAAATACCCTCATGGAATACGTAAATCAAGATGTCACAACCGTTGACGTTGGTATCGTTGCTCATGGCGTAAATTGTCAGCGAGTAATGGGGTCTGGCGTTGCATTAGCTATTCGTAAGACCTGGCCCATTGTTTTCGAGCAATACGTCCACAACCCGCCGGTTCTTGGATCCACACAATTTGTTCAAATCGATGATCTCCTGTGGGTTGCTAATTGTTATACACAAACTAGCTACGGCAGAGCTGGTGGTCCGTATGCAGACTTGGTATCTGTTGAGAGTTCGCTGGATGCAACTTTTGCGTTTGCTACAGAGAAACATTTACCCGTGTATATGCCTCGAATTGGTTGTGGACTTGGTGGATTGAAATGGCCTGATGTTGAGCAGATCATTGAAAAACTTGAGGAGAAGTATCCTCACGTTACTGTAACAATATGCGATATTTGAGGATAACTATATGAATAACACACTACTTGTTGATGGAACCGTTCTTTACTACGCACTCAAGGTCAACGGGAAGATTATTACGCCTCCGTTGCTCAATCCTGCATTGCTTGAAGAGTATCGTCGTAACCTTCCACCTGACCAGAAGGGACTTGCTGAAGTCGTTTCAGTTACTCCCGAAGGTCGCGAAATGTTGCTTGGATAAGGGTAACGAGCCTTAATTTCTTCTACTTTAGCCAACCATTCGTCTTTAGTTGCTGACTTACGCTGGTATTTAAAAAAGAGAGGGTCAGCTTCTTCTTTGTAAGAAATCTGACGCGAGGTCTCTTGTTGACGATATGCAACTTCAAAAGCCTCTTTAGCTCTTTGTTCGGCAGTCTTGAGTTTTGATAGGTCAATCATTATTTAGGAAACTCCAAAGGGCCATCGGCAGGGTTAATGAGAGGCTCTGGATCAACAATTGCTGCAAAACCATCTGTAGGCCCGTGTGGGATAATCAAGGATAGATGCAATACGCCGTTAATACGTTCTACATCTGATGCAAGCCAAGGGCAATCTACTGCGTCTCTTGGGAGAATTGCACCATCAGGAACCACAGAAAAGTCATAGGCTTTGCCATTGATAGTAAGTTTGTCACCAGACTTGATAACTTTCAAAGTATCATCACGGCGCTGAAAGAGTAGGTTAATATTCATCTCATATCTCCTTAAAACCACCTGCCGATAGCCACTAATCGGGTATCAACACCTGTAGCTGAATTTACTGCTGCATAGTGCCTGAATACAGCGTCTGTGGCAGTTGCTGTGCCAACTGAGACCCACCGAACAGATGTTTCAGTCATCCCTGTTATTACAGGAGTTTCAATAAAAGCTACAGGGAATGTCCATGTAGTTGTAGCGGATGTTCTGTAGACTGAGCCTGTTAGATCGGTTGCAGTCAAAGACCCACCTGCATAAGTCCAACAGATTTGTGTTCCATCGGCATATCTGATGTATTGCCCTCTATTTGCAGGACTGACAGAACCACGCTCAATAATTCCGCCAGTTGGAACACCAGATGTTTGACTAACTGTGGCAAGAATGTTATCACGAGAGTAAACTTGCGATCCACCACGAGTAAGGTTTGTAGAGTTTGTAGTCCCAACAACATCAAGTTTAACTGTAGGGGTACTAGTGCCTACACCAACATCACCAGCAGCAGTAATAACAAATGGGGTGCTATCTGGGTTTGCGCTATCTTCTACCAGTAGAGCATTGCCAGTTCCAGTTTGAGTAATACGCAGGGCATTACTGGTAGAGTTAGCATTTACACTCCATACACCATTGGTTTGGTCAACAGTAAAGAGACTGATCCAAGTAGAGTTAGTAGCGTCCCTCATTTTTAGGATGTTAGTAGTAGTATCATACCAAAGTTGGTAAGCAACAGTTCCTGTGGGTTCAGTAGCGCCAGAGTTACTAGATTGAACAGCCGCAAAGACTTCATTAACCCTTCCCCTAAAGACTAGGCCGCTAGAGTTTGCAATTTCATAATTCGTTGTTTGAGCCATTAGGCCACCTCATCTGCATAAAGTCTAAGTTTTGATACTACCGCATTAAAAGCGGGATTATTAGTGGTTAAGATAGCTCTCGCTTCTACAAGTCTTGCTGAGATTTCTGTGTTGTCGATACGGCTAAATTCAGTAAACACGGGTGATCCAGATGGTGCATCATCGCTTTCTCTAAACTCTACAACACAGTCAACCTCTGCCCCATCAGTATCATCTATATCAAGCCAAGTATCAATATCCTCTGTTTTATCATCAAATAAGCTGAAAACATTAAGGGCGTTAAGTTCTATAAGGCTACGCAGTCTAATTCTTCTTACGGAACCAAAATCGAAGACGTTCCCAAAGCTGTAGATACCTTGAGAGAGTATTCCACCATTATAGTCAACATTACCTACACCATCTACATCTTCCCAATCATCAATGTTTAAAGCACTATCAATAACTAAGTTGCCATCTACAACAGCAAGATTTTGTTTAGCCCCAGAAAAGACTGCCATGTTTTATGTTTCCTCTTGCAAGATACCAACAGATGTGAAAGGTATAACTTGAATACCTTTTGTCTCTACCATAGAAACTGGCCCCTGTCTCCCGCCACTATCTTCTGCCCTAATTAGGTAAGTTCCGTTTTTCAAGGGGACAACAGCAATACTTTCATTGCCACCAACTCTGTCCATAGAGTAGCTATTCTGCCAAGTCGGTGTATCAGCTTCGCTATGACGAATAACAATGTTGCCACCAAGTTTAACATCAAGGTCAGTAGACCTCTGCCACTTGAGGATAGCTAGACCACCAGCACTTTGTAGTGTTACACCCTGTAGTTCTTCTGGAATAGCAGTCAGACCAAAGATAGTTTTTGTAGAAGTAGAATACTCAGAGGAAACTCCAAGCAAGTTTACATACTTAACTCTTACTTCCCAAGTGCCTGTTTCTACGTCTTTAAGCTCAGTCATAGTCTGAGTTGTTTCTGGTAGAGATAGAAACTCGCTTGTTATGGGTGTACCTTCGAGAGTAGCAATCCTACGGGCTTGAACAACATACTTCTCAATAAAATCGTCTTCTGCTGCATCCCACTTTATGTCAAGAAGAACACGAGCGCCCAAACCATCTCTTGTTACATACAACTGTTCTGTAATAACAGGCGCACCAGTTAAGCTAGTTGAAAAAGCATCAGGCAGGGTTGTATTGTTGTTCTCAAAAGGTTGACCATCTACCGAAGTAAACACTCCCTCAGAGATTTCCCTTAAGACCATTCGAGTTTGTACATCAAGGTCTTCAGTTAGGCCAAAAGTCCATTCGGTTACTTCAAAAGGTTTCTCACTCCAACCAAACCTTTCGTTGGTAATCTTAACAAAATCTCCAACTTGTACTTGAAAAGCCCTCATACCAAAAGCAGCACTAAAAGTAAGTTGCTCCCTATTACGATTAAGAGCTATCCTAGCAATCCTTTGTGCTGTCTTACTTGAGGAAGTAAATGGCAAAGAAAGGTCTAGTACGTTCACCAACCCGTTGTCGGCAGTTAAGTAAGAGGCTTCAGTGACCTCTGGATAATCGGCAGGTTGATAGTCACTCTCCTCACCTTTAAACTTGCCTTTGACAGAGTTAAAACTATCTCTACGTGAATGTCTTGTAGAAAGGGAAATACCTGATCTTAAGTCGTCTTCATCAAAAGTTACAAGAGGTTCTGTCCAAGATGCAGCTTTAATACGCCACTTACCTTGACCATACCAAAGCAACCCACCCATACTAGTCAACAAATCGTTTAAGATATTTTCTGGGGATGAACCTGTTACAAAAGCCCCATTACAAGTATAACGCTTTTCTCCCTCTACAGTTTGGTCACAGATAGACACAGCGATATTAACTAGATCATCATCTATTCTACTTGCTGGTTGTTCTAGGCCATAAGAAGAAGTTAGATAATCCCTGATACAAAGGGCTGGGTTATTACTCCAAGTTGTAGTATTGAGGGCAGGGTTGAAGACTTTTTTACCACGAATTACAGCAGATACAGCAGGGATACCATTTGGGAAAGCATCTGCATCATAGGTAAAACGTACATATAGATAAGCTATACCTTGCAATCTATGGCTAGTTGTCCACCTTCCCTTAGCTACAGCTAAACCAGATGTTTCCGAAATAAGTTGTGCATCAGCCGTTTGGGTTTCTGTCCCAAAATAGCGTTTAATACGTACCAGTCCCTTATAACGAGAGGGTGAAGTTACGTTACCAGAACTGTCTAGTTTAACAAGATCGTCATTGAGATAGATTTTTTGGTAACTGTCGATTTCATGACCAGCAAAAGCTATAACTCTATTCAGAAATTTGTTTTTACTTCCAGTAGACGAATCGTATATACGAACACCACCAACTTTAGTCTCTCCGTAAATGATCTGATGATCTAGAGCAGAGCCAGATGTGCCTTGAAGACTATAGCCACCACTAGAACGCCCAAGGCTACTTGAGGGTACGGTAGGCTTTGGGGTAAGGGCATTAAGGGCAGCACCCATAGCTGTGCTAAGTAGGAAGTAAGTAAATGCGCTAGAAACAGCTATGTTACCAGCTACTACGCCCACACCAGTCGATATAGCCGCAACAAGGGCCGATATTGCCATTATAACACCTTCGAGTAAAGATTTTCTATGTGCTTATATCCTAGCCAAATAAGTAAGGAATCAAAAGGTTTATGCCTTTTAGTGTTTACAATAATAACGTCAACACCATCTGCCTTCAAGCACTTCTCAGCAAATTTCATCAACCTTGGGCCAGTAAAACCTTTGCGATAATCTTGGTCAACAAACAAAAGGTCATTGTATGCAAACAAGTTGTCTTTGTAATGTATGTGAGCTTTAACAAAAACAACAAAATACCCTACAAGTTTATTCTCTGCATCCCTTGCGGTGAATATCTTGAGTACCCCCGCTTCCTCTAGGTTAGCATAGGCATCCCAGTCTGGGTTTAACTTAATCTTATCTTTGTTGAGGGCTATTTCTTCCCAGTGATTTGTTAAAAGTGGGATAGCATCTGCTTTAGATGTTACCAAAGATTCTTGTTGGTAAGTTATCATTTCGGAGCAGCCTTTCCCCAGAAGATTTCTTTATCTTGTAGCGAGGCTACATACTCTAGCCCACGATCACTAGGGAACCTAGATTTTTGATCTTCGTTAGTAAAGCGCCTTACAACTGGGCGTTCAAGTTTAACCAAGACATTCTCTACCGCAATAGAAATATTAGCTGTATCAGAAGTTTCTTCTATGCTCATCTGGTCGAGTTCCCCAGAAAAGATTTCAGTCAGACTTATTCCAGAATCTTCGGGAGCTAATAAACCGCCATCTTCAAGTAAAATACGAGAACTAGACTCTTGCAAGATAGCTTCACTAATTAAATCAAGACCAAAGTAGATACGACATTCTCGCCCTTGATATGGTTCTTGTAGAGCTAAAGATAGAAAACTAGATGGTATGCCAGAGACTGAGATAACTGCCCCTTTAGCTTCCATCTCAGTGGTTTCAGACACAGATGAGATATTAAGGAGTTGACCAGCACCAAGGTAAGTCTTATCATCAATAACTAGATCACCATATCCTGACCAGAGATAAAGAGGCGCACTATCAAGGTCTAGCTCAACAGCAAAGAATGGTGCAAGGACTTCTTTTGACAGTTCTGCGACTGTGACTATACCTATATCTCTGCTCATTCTATCGTTCCCTCAAATTTATACTGTAATGGCTAAGGTTCTGCTAGCCTCAAGGAGTTGTGTTCCATCACTCACAAAAGTAATAACAAACCTACGACCTGATACAGTACCAGTTGCCAATGTTGCAGTGGCTTTAAAGCCTGAGCCAAAAGTTACTGTCCTAGAGGTAGTACCACTGGTCACAATAATAACACGAGCAGTTGTTCCAGCAGGGGGTACAGTTGTTGTTAGTGTGATATTGGTGCTAACTGTTACTTGACTCACATGGTTTGTTGCCAAAGCTTGTGCAACAGTGTTAGTACCTACGTTAGTAAACAATCTAGTGATTTGCCCATTAACATCCAGAGGGGAAGTCGGTGTTTTACCAATACCCAGACCTGTGCTATTCACCCTGATACGTTCAAGACCATTTGTTTCTACTGTTACTGTATCATCAGCAGGAAAGCGAATAGCAGTGTCAGTATCACTTGTGTGAACAATCTTGTCTGCAACAGAAAGATCACCTGAGAATGTACCAGTTGTTGCAGCTACTGTAGAAGGGGTAGTAGCCCCGATAGTTGTTCCATCAATAGTTCCCCCGTTAATATCAATAGTGCTAAAACTAGGTAGGTTAAGGAAAAACTCACCCCTAGTAATGCTCTTTGTTTCAACGGCACTTACATCCACAATGGGCAACAAATCATCTAGAGCAGCATTAGCACCCGTGAGTGGGGTAAGTTCTGAGATTTTTTTATCTGTCATATTAACTACCTTATAGGGCTTCTACGCAATCAAAACTGATACCATAAATACTGGCACTGTCGATGCTGAATGATTGTTGATTACCTGATAGACGGAACCTACCAACAGTGTTACTTAGTGTTACAGTAGCGCCTGTCACAGTAGAACGTAACTTAGGCCAAATCTCTACTGTACCACTACCGCTTCTATCTACCAACACTTTATGGAGAGTTGCTGTAGCACCAGAACCAAGTTGAATATAGTCCCCAGCCAACAGAGTCCCTGTCATAGTGATAGTAGGGCTAGAGGAGCCAGCAGTCCCTGTAAGAGTAGCTGAGGTGGCTGTTCCCATAGGCGCTTTAGCATTAGGGTCTCCTAGCAAGAAAGTTCCTACAGGCCCATTTAAAGCCAATAGAAAAGCATTCCAAGGTTCAGCTAAATCCCTACGAACTGGGGGAATAGAGACCGAAGCTGTCCACCTCTGTCCTGCGTGACGAACTATTTGTTGTTGGAAGGTAAAGGGGGACTGACTAATAGCAACAGCATTATTAGCAGATAGTGTGATTTCAGCAATACCAATAGAGGTAGGTAATGCCAATGGGTAAGAGATAGCCAAAGTAATTATCCTTTATTGGAAGGCTGCTTTCATTTTTCCACCACGTTTACGAGCATCAATAACGGCACTCTTAGTGGCACTTGTAATCTGTGGCATAAGTTTAGCTACTTCAGCACGAATAGCAGCAGGGTCAGAACCACCTGTAACATTGATAGTATTGTTTACAACAACAGAACCTGAGTTACCCTCTACAGCCACACCAAGTTTACCACCTTTACCTCTTTTCAGAGGCATGATAGCTTCAGGGCCAGATTCTCCCATTAGACCAGTTTTACCACCAGCCATAGGGAAGTAAGTAGGGCCACCAACAATACCACCATTAGCATAAGCTTGGATTTGTCTACCAGCGCTAAATGCACCACCATTGGCAAACATACCACCGATAAGTCCAGCAATACCAGTTCCATTTTGAGCGGAACCAACAAGACGTTGAATGACAAGGACTTCATACAACTGCTTGATAATGTCCCTAGCCATGTCTCTGAAAGCATCCTTGACAGTTTTTGTACCATCAACCATAGACATCAAGCCATCACCAATAATATCGGCAGCACTTTGTTGTAGGGATTGCATTTGCTCTAGGGCAGCTTTTTCTTTGTTGATAGCCTCAAGACGTGCTACAGCACCTTGAATAGCTGCCTCAGAATACTTCTTGTCAGAGCCTTGGATCGCTCTCATGACCTCTTGATACTCTTTAGAAGTACCCAACAGTTCTTTATCTAACTCTAGTCTTTTTAGAAGGCTTTTAAGAGCGTCTGGACTACTAGCACCGCCAGAACTTGCACTTGATACAGGAGGCATAAAATCGTCTGTTAAAGAAGAAAAAGGTGTAGTTGGTAGCGCATTGTTAGCTGCGTTTGTACCTGCGGCTGCAATAAGCAAATCTGCTGTAGCTTGTCTTCCAATGCCCAGCCTAGAGATAAGTGCATTAACGCCACCAATAGCACTGTTCATCCAACCACCATCAGGTGCAGCAGCAGCCAATAACTCTGTTTGACGCAGGGCTTCAGCCGCCGCAGTAGACATACCCTCTAGCTGCCTTAATGCTTCAGCCATTGGTGCGGGTAGTTCATTCAGATTTAAGCCAAGACTTTCTATATAGGAAACAACAGAAGCAGCAGAAGTTGAGAGGGTTTCCATATCCCCTGCTTTTGTGGCGATTTCTACATTTTCTATAAGAGAAGAAAACTTAAGGGCTTGTTCCACAGATAAACCTAGGCCAGAGGCTATTTTTATCATCCCATCTTCGATAACACCCATGGCATCTTGAACAACCAACACAGATTCAGGGCTAATAATGCCAGCACTTGCTTCTAGTTTTGCGTTTGCAAGGTTATCGCGTAGAATCAACATCTGATCTGATAGGGACCTTAATTGCGGTAAACCTTCCCCAATTTTCATAAGAGATTCTTGAGCGGATTTTATTGCTTGGCCTAACTCCACCTCTGCCATGAACAAAGAAGTTTGTCTTACTTGATTACCCAACTTAGAATAACCTTCATACAAATCTTCAATAGACAACAAAGCTGTATCAGCATAGCCCTTGAAGTTACCAAAAGAGGTGTTCATCTCCTCAAGAGCTTTTGTTACAGATTTAGCACTCCCACTTGCTTTCATAAGAGCGCCTGCTAAAGCAGTTCCCAAAGAAAGAGCAATACCAATAACAGCACCTGCAACTCCAGGTAGCAAACCAGCTAATTGTGTCCCTTGTTGTCCAAACGCAACCAAAGCACTAGTGCCAGATTGTATTTTAACAAAAAAGTCACCAACCTGATAACCAAATTGTTGAGCAACGGCCCCAAATCTGTTGGTTTCTTTACCCGACATTCGCTGAGCGTCTGCCAACTCTTTAGCAGCAAGTGCTGCATTACTGGTTACTTTTGTATTTGTAGCAATTACAGCAGTTGCACGAGAGGTGCTATTGATAACTGCTT